ATGACTATTAAAGAAAAGAAAAAACTAAACACATATACATTTCAATCAGTTGCTTTTTTTGAAGCAAATGTTCATGCAGATATTGAAGCAGAGTCAGAAGAAGAAGCAAGGAAGATAGTATCGGCAGATGACTTTGAGGGTTGGAGTGAAGTTGATAAACGCTACCTTGAGTTTAAAGGATATGATAAAAGTTTTATAGACTTAACTTGGGATAGCAGTTTAGAGGAGAGTGAATAATGCTAACGAAGTTAACGAATCCTAGAGATAGGATTACCAAGTCACACATCGCTATCATGCGTAGCAAAGAGTTCTGTATGTTTTCAGGGGTTCTTTCTATTGGCAAAATAGAGATGACTGACGAGATACCAACGGCTTGTACCAATGGTAGAGATGTAAAATATAACCCTGAGTTTATTAACACGCTTGAAGACAAAGAACTAAACTTTGTAGTATTGCATGAGGCATTGCACAAGGTGTATCAACACATGCACATGTGGAAAAAACTGTTTAAACAGAATCCACAACTTACAAACATGGCGGCTGATTATGTGGTGAACTACGCTATATATGAAGCTGACCAAGGCCACCTTTTGACTGCCATGCCACAGGGTGGATTGTTTGACCACAAGTATGCCAACATGACAACAAAACAAATCTTTGACTTGTTGCACGAAAGTGGTGAACAACCACAACAAGGACACGATGAACATGATTGGGAAGGTGCTCAAGAAATGACTGAGGAGGAAGTCAAAATTACAGAGCGACAAATCGATCAAGCATTGCGTCAAGGTGAAATCATACGAGGCAAAATGGAGGGTAATCAAAACAGAGCAATTCAAGAAATACTAAAACCAAAAGTAAATTGGCGAGAACAACTGCGTGATTTTGTTACTGCCATATGCAAGAGTAAAGATGTATCAAGTTGGAAACGACCACACAGGAGGTTCATAGGACAAGATGTATATATGCCTTCTATGATTGGTGAAAGTATTGGCAAGATAGCAATTGCCATTGACACTTCAGCATCCATTAGTGAGAAAGAAATAAACATGTTTCTCTCTGAAGTTGTTGGGGTATGCAATGATGTTAATCCTGATACTGTTGAATTATTGTATTGGGACACGATTGTTGCAGGGCATGAGACATACGAGCAAGGTAACTTTGATAATTTGTTCGAGTCAACCAAACCGAAAGGTGGGGGTGGCACACATGTAGCATGTGTAAACGAGTATCTACAAGCTGAACGCATGGAACCTGAAGTAGTATTGGTTCTGACTGACGGATATGTAGAAGAAGATTGGGGTGGAGTGTGGAAAAGTCCTGTTCTATGGGCAGTGACTACTGACATGCAAGCACCTCATGGTAAAACAATTAACATAAAGGAGAACTAAAATGGGATTACATGTACCACAGAAACATTTAAATTTTATAAAAACTATGGAACACACTTTTGACATAACGAAGTTAACAGATAGACAACTTAAGAATATTAAAAAGTATTATATAAATCAAGACTTCACTGAATATGGTGATGATGTTATTACTAAACACATAGCGCGTGGTGTTTGGAAAGAACACGGAATAAAAAGTCACCCATACATTAAAACTAATTGGAGAGATATTATAATTAAAAACTATCCAATAGAAGACCAAGTGTGGAATGAGGTCGAAAAATATTTAAGTTTGTGTAAAATTTCTGACCAAAAAGTATATCAGTTTAATATAGAAGCATTAAATTCATCGTTAGCGCTGCTTAACAGTCGAGAACAAAATGGGGCACGATTGGTGAAGCAATTTGGTGGTGGTGAATCTCCACTCGCAAAAACATTTTCACTGCAGTTTCCTAATATTGAAGTGCAACATGAGTGGAGAACGAGCAATAATTATGATAGGAGACCTGAGGACTGTGCATTAACACCAATACTTAAGGGTATAACAAAAAGAACGTACCCAATGAGTGAAGACCAATCAGGTATTAAAGTAATTAACAGCATGATAGATAGAAAAATAAATGAGTTTACTTTCAAGTATACAGACAAATCAATAAATCAAGGAGATGATTATGAGTAGCATAGCGTCAAGTTCAGTTCTTATAGACTTAAATATATCTATATGGACTGCAAGAAAGTTAGATAAAAGTGTATCAAAAGAAATTGATATTGATAAAAACACTACGACAAAAGCAGGCAACTACAACAAACATTTGTTAGCAGGTGCTAGTGAACTAGAACGTATTACTAAACTGTCAACAGAGATTAGAGATTGGCACACAAGACAGACTTTACCTTGGTCAGATACAGGTACAAGGCTATTGCCAATGACTAACTTTTTTGATTACAAAAGCCAACTGACTGAGTATGATGAATTGTTTAAAGAACGTGTCAAAACGTTTCTAAACAACTACCCTCAAATTATAACTGCTATGGCTTATAGGCTAGGTAAACTGTTTAATCGTGAGGACTATCCTGATACAGATGTAATTGCTAATAGGTTTAGTTTAAAATATACAATCATGCCTGTGCCTGAAGCAGGGGACTTTCGTGTAAATGTAGGTAATGATATGAAAACTGAATTAGAAGACGAGTATCAAAAAGCATACGACGATCGAATTGAACATGCTATGAATGATGCTTGGTCTAGAGTTCATAAGACAGTAGAACATATCGTAGAGAGATTGGGTGGTGATGACAAAAAAATCTTTCGAGACAGTCTTGTAAACAACGCTTTGGATTTAACTAATCTACTTACAAAGTTAAATGTTACTAAAGATCCCAAACTTGAAAATGTAAGAGTTAGATTAGAAAAATCACTTATGGGTGTTGACCCTGCTGAATTAAGAGAACACTCTGATTTACGTGCTGACATAGTTAGTAAAGTTAATTCTATTATGGAGAATATATGAAAGTATATAAACATGACCACCCCTACAAACGTATGAGTAAAGAGGAGCAAAAAAAAGTATCTATACTTAAATTAACTCCTAATAGAAAATATGTAAAAGGGATTGGTATGCGTGATGGAATTTTTTATGTTATAGTAGAAGATGCGATGGATGATAAGTATTTAGCTTACATTAGTAAAAACTATACAAGTCGTGTAATACTGCGAAAAATAAAAGATTTTATATCATTTTACAAATGTAAATAAACGTTCAAAAGATAGCTTTGTCTCAAATTCACGAAATCGTGAATTTGAGAAATTAATAAAAATGGCCACTAAAAAAGTCACAGAAAAATGGGTTAAACAACAGGTAGTTAAGAAGTTAAAACTTCTAGGTGCTTATCACTTTTTTCCTGTGGCTAATGGCTACATGAGTTCAGGAATACCTGATATTATTGCATGTTATCAGGGACAGTTCATTGGTATTGAGTGCAAAGCTAATGGAAACAAACCTACAGCACTTCAACAAAAACATCTTCGAGATATATCTAAAACTAAAGGTAAAGCACTATTAATTGACGAAACTAATATTACTATGTTAGAGTTTTACATTAAAGGTAAATAAACTTGAATGTGAATGAAAAAAAATAAAAAAGACATGGTAAATAATCCTACTCATTACACTAATAAAAAGTGGGAAGTGTTTGACATACTTCAAGAATTTTTCCCTAAAGAGCCTCTCTTGTGGCAATGTGGCAAATATCTTTTTCGATGTTTATTTAAAGGAAACATAATACAAGATTTAAAAAAGATGATATGGTATGCAAATAAACGTATAAAGATAGAAGAAAATGAGCGACGACATAGACAGAGCAAATGACGAGGTATTAAACAGACTAGAGGAAACTTTAAAAAGTGTTGATACTAACATAATAGAAAATAAAACAGGCAAATGCTTGTGGTGTGAAGAACCAGTAAAGGATAAACGAAGATGGTGCTCAGCTGAATGTAGAGCAGATCACCAATTATATGCAAATAAATTATGAAAAAACCAATAACAGTTGGTAAAGCACTTTGTGTTGAGTGTAAAAAAGATGCAAAAATATACTATAATGGTAGTTGGTATTGTAGTATTAAATCTGATATAGGCACATTTAATATGAGTGGTTATTGTAAAAACACAAATACGGTCATAGACAAGAAAGGTAAACATTGAATTTAATTACAATTGATTTTGAAACATACTATTCTAAAGAGTATGGTTTAAAAAAATATACCACAGAAGCATATATACGCGATCCTCAATTTGAAGTTATAGGGGTTGCAGTGAAAGAAAACAATCAAGATACTGTTTGGTTCTCAGGCAGCCACGAAGAAATAAAAACATTTCTAGACTCATATAATTTTAAAAACAGTTTTGCACTAGGTCATAACATGCGATTTGATGGAGCAATACTTAGTTGGGTGTTTGATATACAACCTAAAGGATTGTTAGATACTATGGGTATGGCTACACTACTACATGGTCTTACTGAGTCGGTATCTTTAAACAATTTGTCTAACCTATATGGACTTGGAGAGAAAGGAACAGAAGTATTAGATGCTTTAGGTAAACACAGAAATCAATTTACAGTCAATGAATTATACAACTATGGAATGTATTGTAAAAATGACGTAGATTTAACACATGCTTTATTTTATCAATTAATTTCTAACTACAGCAAAGAAGAATTAAAACTTATAGATTTAACTATACGAATGTTTACAGAACCTGCACTTCAACTTAACAAAGGTTTATTAGTAAGACATTTAGCTAAAGTAAAAGCTACTAAAGAAGAACTATTAGATAGTGTAGCAGTAGACAAAGAAACGTTAATGAGCAATCCAAAGTTTGCTGAAATACTAGAAAGTTTAAAAATTAAAATTCCTATGAAAACGAGCCCTGCTACAGGAAAACAAACTTATGCTTTTGCTAAAACAGATGAAGGATTTAAAGCACTACTTAGTCATGAAGATCCATATATACAAGCACTAGCAGCTGCACGAATAGGAAATAAATCTACTATTGAAGAAACACGTACAGAAAACTTTATACATATAGCTAACAGAGGACTTTTACCTGTTCCTTTAAAATATTCAGGAGCAGTTGTATCTCATAGATGGAGTGGAGTTGATGGAATTAATTTGCAGAATCTTCCTCGATCATCTGAGCTCAGAAGAGCTATGTGTGCTCCAAAAGGTTTTAAGTTAGTAGCCGCTGATTTAAGTAACATTGAACTGAGATTAGCGTATTGGTTTGCTCAATCTACAGACAAAGTTAACTTAATTAGAGAAGGTGTAGATTTATATAAACAATCAGCATCAGATATTACAGGTGTAAAATATAACGAAGTTGACAAAGATTTAAGATTTATATTTAAGGTAGTAAACTTATCAGGTATATACGGTGTTGGCGCCGTTAAAATGCATAGCATACTAACCCAAGGTGGTGTAGACAAAGACATAAATGAAGTTAAAAATATAGTGTATGCATACAGAAACGCTAACCCTGATTTAATAAGAGCTTGGGCAGAAGCAGGTAATATGCTTACAGCAGTAAAAGCAGGGCAAAGCTATTCAATGGGTGCTAACGATATAATAAAAAGTGTGCCTAAAAAAGGATTGTTAAAACCAAATGGAATGGTTTTAGGTTTACCTAATTTAAGAAAGATAGCAACAGAAGATGGTAGAGAGTCATGGGTTTATGACAAAAAATTAGGACGAAACATAGTCCAAGAATATATACACCCTGCTAAAGTTTTTCAAAGGTGTATACAGTCATTAGCACGTGATATTATAGGGGAACAACTATTAGCAGTATCAAAAAAATATAAAGTAGTTTTAACTGTCCATGATGAATTAGTTATGGTGTGCAAAGAAGAAGAAACAAAAGAGTGTGTGTCATACGTAGAGCAGTGTATGACAACTGCTCCTAACTGGTGCTTAAATTTACCTTTGGCTTGCGAGATCGGAGTCGGAGACAACTACATGGATGCTAAATAATGTCAAACTTAAAAACATGGTCTTACTCAGCAGCTACTACTTTTGAAAAATGTCCAAAGCAATATTATCATTTGTATGTAGTAAAGGATGTAAAAACTGATCCTAATCAAAAACATTTTCTTTATGGTAACGAAGTTCACAAAGCGGCGGAATTATATGTTCGTGATGGCGTAGAACTTCCTGAGAAGTTTAATATATTTAAGTCTATATTAGATAAAGTTAAACGAATACCTGGAGACAAGTATTGTGAACATAAAATTGGTTTAACCAAAGACCTAGAGCCCTGTGGTTTTTTTGATGACAACGTGTGGTGGAGAGGTGTATTAGACTTATTAGTAATAGACAAAGATAAAAATTTAGCTACAGTTATTGATTATAAAACAGGCAAGTCTAGTCAGTATGCAGACACAAGACAACTGTCGTTAATGAGTGTGGGAGTGTTTAAGCACTTCCCTGAAGTAGAAAGTATCAAGTCAGCACTAATGTTTTTAGTAAGTAAAGAGTTAGTTAAAGAAGAATATAACAGTGAAAAAGTTGAGGAAATGTTTGAAGAATGGGGTAAAATAACACATAGGATTGACAATGCCTATCAAACAAATGTATTTAATGCTGTTCCTAATTTTGGTTGCAGGTGGTGTCCTGTAGCTAGCTGTGCACACAACGGGAAATAAAAATGAGTATAGAGAAAAAGAAAAAGAAAACAACTAAAAAGAAAAGAGATTATAAAAGAGAAAATAAAATTTATAAATCTAAACCTGAACAAATAAAATTGCGTTCAGCCCGTAACAAAGCCCGTCAAAAAGCTATAAAAGAAGGCCGAGCAAAAGTTGGCGATGGCACATCGGTAGAACATATAAAACCTTTAAGTAAGGGGGGTAAAAACACTCGTAAAAACACTAAGTTAGTATCCTTTGCTGACAATAGTTCTTATGATAGAAACTCAGATAGATCAGTACGTAAAAACACTCCTGGAATATTTCTAAAGAAAAACAAGAAAAAAACATCTAAGAAAAACAAGAAAAAAACTTCTAAAAAATCCACATAATTTACATTGTTGTGTTATTATATAGAACGACTTACATAATAACAGAGTGTAGATGAATTATATTCGCAAAACTTTTGATATTGATAATAACGAAATAACTAATAAAGTTTTAACTTTAAGAGAATTATGGATAAGTAGATCTTCCGACTATCCTTTCTATACTTTAGGCCGCTGCGCTTATTTAGATGGCAAGACTAAATTCTACTATAAAGATTCAGCATGGCAAAATGATATATTATTAGGAGAGTTTACAGATTTATATGAAATTTTAACCGAATATCTTAGCGATGAATTACACGAAGCTGTAGAGTTAGCACATGATTTAGCACTTCCTGGATTTCATATATTTTGTAGTCACCCTAAGTTTTTAAGTATAGCAGGTAAATGGCATATGGATTATCCTCATACGACTCTTAATCTTGGTAATACAGATCCTCATGCTTTTACATTACCTATTTCGTTACCTGTATCTGGGGGAGGTATGGATTGTTTAAATGAAGTAGGTATGATGAAACATATACCTTATAATGAAAGAGAATTAGTTTTACATTCAGGTTTAGATGTTCATAGAATATCAGGCATGAAAAAATATATGCCAGGTGAATATCGCATTACACTACAAGGACATCTAATTAGACGAAATAAATCTATGGAGGTATTTTGGTAATGGCTAAAATGATAGAGCATAGTAATATTGTATCGGTACATGAGTTAAAAAGACAATGGGAAGATGAGCTTG